AAAATGGTGTTGTTGATTTCCCTAATGGTATTGGAACAGGTGAGCAATATATTGTTTATCCTGTAACTTGTCCAACACCAACACCAACTTCAAGTCCGACAAGAACTCCAACACAAACACAAACTCCAACAACGACAACAACATTGACCGCAACTCAAACCCCAACTATAACAGCATCTCCAACTATCACACCTACAAAAACAACAACGCCAACACCTACGGTAACACCTTTTACACTCACTCCTAATTCAGTAAGTAACTGCCAGTTATGGTATATGTCTAATAGTGGTGCAACATCTTCATCTTGGACAAACTACGGTTCAGCGGGTGGACAAATGGGACAACCTATTTCAGAATATCAACCACAAGTAATTACAGGTTCACTTGGAACATATACAGGACAAACAATTAATTTCGGACCTAACGACTACTATACACATACAGGTATTTCATCAACTACATACAATGAACTTACAACATTCTTGGTTGCATCAACAATATCACCAGTAACTAATTTCCAATTAGTATTTGGTAATGGTTTTCCAAATGATGTTTGGGGTTATGATTTTCAAGGTAGAACTGTTTATCACAAACCAGGTCAATATACATTCACAGGAACAACAGGTTTCTTACTAAGAACTACTGGTAATACTTCAAACTTCTATGCAATTAGAAATGGACAAGTTCCAACAAGTGGTTCTAATATACAATATTCAGCAACAACAATGAATCAAGTAGAACTCGGTAGGTCAACAGGTGGTGTAGCACAACAGATACAAGTTTATGAAATCATTATTTATAATAGGATATTGAGTGCAACTGAATATTTGGGAGTATCAAATTATCTCAAATTAAAATACGGTTATAATGTTTCTTAAAAAATAGAGTATGAGTTGTATAACATATATCAATAATGACCCGAATGGAGTTCCTGTAACAGTATCAGGAACAACTTGTGGTGGTAGTGTCGGAAATTTTATGGTGAATTTCGGAGAGGCAATCTGTATGGATAATGATTTTGAAATCATCACTTGTGGTAATGCTGATATTGGTCCTGAGTGTCTTCCACCAGTAACACCATCTAATACTCCATCCAACACACCGACTCCGAGTATAACGCCTCAGGTTACATCTACACCAACGCCATCGGTAACAATTGGACTCACTCCAACAGGAACTCCTGTTGAAACATCAACTCCAACACCGACATCCACAATTACATCAACTCCACAAGTAACACAAACCCCAACAAAAACATCTACACCACAAGTAACATCCACTCCAACATCAACACCTCAGGTAACATCAACACCAACATCTACAATACCTGCAACTCCTTCGATAACATCATCACCTACACCTACTGAAAGTTGTCCTAATACAATTTATACACACGGTTCAATCTTGGGGACTTGTAGTGATTATTGTAACAACAATTATAATATCACAGTTCAGGATTGTTCAAGTCAACCTTATTCAACTCTAAGTATTGGTGATTTTATTTATGGTTATTCTGGTCAGAGTGGATATCTCGCATATTCAAATGTATCAACAGACACATCAACAGGTCCGTTCTTGATTGCTGATATAGATGGTTCAGGTGAGATACTTGGAATCTATGTTTGTTCAGGTGGAAGTTGTATACCTCAATAAAAATAATATTTATAGATATGGACTATACGCCTAAAAACATTGCTCAGAACCTTAGTGACTTGAAGTTGATTTTTCCGAGCATTATGAACAACATAAAGTTCATTAAATTTTTCACCAAGAAATTAGAGAATGGCAAGTAAGAAAAAAATTGAAGTTGATGTTGATATAGAAGTCAACTCCGAACCGTCCCTCAAACAGTTAAGAGAACTCAAAAAACAACTTAAAGAAACTGCCGCTGGTTCAGCAGAGTTTAACAAACTCGTTGCACAAATCAGAGATGTAGAAGACGCACTTGAAGAAAGTAAGGTCGGTGCTGAGGATTGGGCTGGTTCATTGGAGAAAGCAGGTGGTCCATTGGGACTATTGGGTAAGGGAATTAGACAAGCGGAGATTACCTTCTCATCATTCAACACTGCTCTGAAAGCGTCGGTGATTGGTCTCGTTGTTGCGGCTATCGGTGGTCTTGTTGCGGCGTTCAGTCAGAGTGAAGCAGCACAAAAGAAATTACAACCAATCTTCATCGCATTTGAAAAAATCTTAGGTGGTATATTCCGTGCTATGGAGCCACTACTCGATATCTTTATCGAGTTAGCGATGACCGCTCTCCCCTATGTTACAAAGGGGATTGGAATGTTTTATTCTGGTCTATTTGGTCTATTCACATTTATCAAAAATGTTGGTCAGGGTGTTATCAATATTCTGAAAGGAATATTCACACTCGACTTCGAACAAGCACAAGTAGGTTTTGACCAACTCAAAAACTCTGTTTCTGATGCTGCGGGTGCTGCTCAGGAGGCTTACAAAAGATTTACAGATGGAACTAAGGAGTTAACCAAGACAGAGAAGGAAGAACTTGAAAAAAGAAATGCTGCGAAGAAGGCTAATCAAGATGAACAGGACAAGAGAAATAAAGAAGCCTTAGAAAAACAAAAGAAAAATCTTGATGCTCAGATTCAACTTGAAGTAAACAAGGACAATACCTCAAAAGAAAATCTCAAAAAACTCCTTGATGAGAGAATGAGATTGGAAATGGCTGGTCAGAATATGACTGAAGCAGAGAAGGAACTTTTGAGACAGGACTATGCTAAGAAATTAGATGACGCATTAAAAGAAGATGAGAATAAGAGACAAGAAAACGAGAAGAAGAAACTTGAAAGAAGAGCGAGAGAACTTGATGCTCTTATTCAACTTGAAATAGACAAAACAAATACTTCAACTGATGAACTTCAAACTCTCCTTGATGAGAGGATGAATATTGAGTTACAGAATGTTGAACTTACTGAAGCGGAGAAAAATGTAATCAGAGCAAAGTATGCGAAACAACTTGCTGACGCAATTAAATCCGATGAAGACAAAAGAAAGAAGGACAGACAAGACGCACTCGCTAACGAGTTAGCAGTTGTATCAAACGACATTGATAGACAACTTGAATTATATCAACAATTCCAAGCAGAGGTATTAGCGTCAGAACAATATACTGCTGGTGAGAAACTAAGAATAATTGGTGAGACCAATCAGAAGATATTAGGTCTACAACAACAAAGATTCGCTGAGGAAAGATTACAAAATGAGATTAACGCTCAGGAAGGTGACCTAACACAGATTGAACTCCTCAACAAAGAAAAAGGTATTCTCGACCAAGAGTTCGCATTCTTTAAAGACCTATTCGACAAAAAGAAGATTACTGAAATTCAGTATCTACAATTTGTTAAACAGAATAACCAAGCACAACAGAATGTAGACAAGGCGTTGTTGGATGCTAAGATGGCTAACTTCCAAGCCGTATCACAACTCTTATCTGCAACTGCATCACTTGTTGGAGAACAAACAAAGGCGGGTAAGGCGTTAGCAATCGCTTCTGCTACCATCGACACCTATGTTGCCGCAAACAAGGTATTAGCAGACCCAACACCAATGCCGACAGTCCTAAGATTCGCTCTCGCAGCAGCGGCAATCGTTCGTGGTATTGTATCAGTTAAGAAAATCGTTGATACAAAATTACCTGTATCAGGTGGTGGAACTGCTGGTCAATCTGGTGGACAACCAGCGAATCAACCTCCTGGCATCATCAATGTCGCAGCCAAGAAAATGGCAAATGGTGGATTTGTATCAGGACCAGGAACATCAACATCAGATTCAATCCCCGCACTTCTTAGTGATGGGGAGTTCGTTGTTAACGCTCGTTCAACTCAGTTATTCAAACCATTGTTAACCGCAATCAATGACGCAGGAGCACTACCTCAATTCGCAGTAGGTGGAATGGTTAAAGGTCAGAATCAACCACAACAAGATAATAGTTCAAAGATTGCAGAGGTTATTCAACAGACATTCCAAAACCAACCAATTAGAACATTTGTAACAGCGACAGATATATCTAATCAACAACAATTTGATAGAGTAATTAAATCTCGTTCGTTGATATAAAAATTGGAACATTTTATTAAAACAAATATTTATAAGTAATGAATCCTACTCGTATTATTGAACTTTTTATTGATGATGA